TCATCGGGTTGGGGTGACCTTGGCGCCGCGGCGCTTGCGTACGTAGTGCTCGGTCATCACCACCGAGGAATGGCCGAGCTGCTGCTGCGCTTGACGGATGTCGCCAGCTGAATCGGTCTTGTCGGTACCGGCTTTCGCACGCAGATCCCGGAACTGGATGCCGGTGATCTGTGCCGCTTTGCAGGCCTTCAACCAGCGCCTGGACATCGCCGCCACCGTCATCGAGCGGCCGTGCTCACTCACCACCAGCCGGGTGCTGTGGACGGTATACCCGCGCTTACGGGCCCTGATCCTCTCCAGCAGCGCCGATAGCTCTGCACTTACTTCGACCCGAAGCTTATGGGCGGTCTTGTTCTGCGTGAGGTGCACAGCGCCATCGCGCACGTCCATTTCGGTCAGGCTGAGGACATCAGCCGGCCGCTGGCCGAGCAGGTAGGCTAAGTCCATCGCATCCTGCACGCAGGCGTCCGCTGCTGCCCAAATGGCCTGGTACTGCGCGTCCTCGATGTAGACGTCGCGGCCGGTTTCCTTGAATCCCTTGATGCCGGCGCAGGGGTTGGGCAGAGCGGTGTAGCCGCGGTCGCGGGCGTAGTTCCACATGTGCGACAGCAGGGCCTTCTCACGGTTCGCGCGGACAAACGCGGTGCCGCCAGAGGTGCGCCAGGTCATGTACTGCCGAACATTGACCGGCTTGATGGCTTCCAGCGGGGCGGGCGGATCGCAGAAGAAGGCCTTGAGCTTCCTCAACTCGTCCTTGTTGTCCTCGAAAGTCCGCGCCGATTTCCGCGCGGCAACCTCGGCCATGTACCGGTCGCACACCCAATCGAACATGATCTGAGGCGTTTCCGGCGCATGCGCAGCACGCTCCAGCTCGGCCCACTTCTGGATGGCCAGGCCGTAGTCGCTACCCAGCGATTCCTCGCGGCGCGGCGAGCCGCCGTGGTCGTAGAAGTAGTAGGTCTTGGAGCCGCGCTTGCGCGGACGAAGGCGAGGGATGGCCCCCGGTTTGGTTGGTTTCCTTCCCATCACGCTGCCTTGTTCGGCTTCCAAGAGGCTACGGCCGGCTGATCATGCGCTTGGACGCCATCGACCGTTGATCGCAACACCACCGGCCAGCCGTGGGCGTCCAGGTAGTGCCGGATGCCGTTCTGTAGCAGGAAGGCGATCTGGCGCGCCTTCTGCGGCGTGCGGCACAGCTCGGCCACCTCTTTCTTGGACAGTGCCAGACCGTCAGCCATGTTGCTCTCCTTCCAGCGCCGCGCGAGCGCCCTTGTTGTGTCGCTCAAACACGACTCACCTCCTGATACCGCTTGGCGCTACGATCCGCGCCATGGCGAAGAATCCCTATATCAACCAGACCCGCTCCGAGCTGTTTGACTCTGCGCAGAACCGCGCCGGCAAGTTGCTGGACGGCCCGCACTCGGACACAGCCCATCTGCTCCTGGCCATGGCCATGCAGCTCCACAACGCCGACATGGCCACGCGAGGGCCGGGCGGCCAGCTGAAGGGCTCCGGCAGCTTGGTGGACGCCTATGGACCGAGGCTGGAGCTGCTGCAGCGAAACGCCCGCTATGAGGTTCTGCGGGATGCGGCGGACGCGGTGCTGGGCAGCAAGGCAACGGCGTGGCTGCAGCCTGGACACTACGACGGCAGCCCTTGCGAGCGCGGCATGGCCTCTGACGCCGGCCTGCTCGAAGTGCTGGCCGAGCTGGAGCTGCTGAGGAAGCGATAGGTCACGCATCGCTCGCCTCCTGCGGGCTGTCCGTTTGCTTCATGAAGGTGATCCAGTGGGTACCCATGCGCTTGCCGGACGGGTGCCCGAACAGCGGCTTGTGTGGCGTCAGGGCCAGCACGTCGCGCGCGGCCACCTGCACCTCGCTCCACTTGAATATCAGCACGCCTTCCGGCCGCAGCACCCGGAAGCACTCTGCGAAGCCGGCGCGCAGATCCTCGCGCCAGTCGTTGCCGAGCTTCCCGTACTTGGCCGCCAGCCAGCTTTGCCGCCCAGCGCGTACCAGGTGCGGCGGATCGAACACGACCAACGGGAACGAGTTGTCTGCAAACGGTAGGGCGCGGAAGTCCAGCAGCGCGTCAGGGTGAACGTGGACCGCGCGCGTGCCATCGTCCCGGTGCGTCCGGTCAGTGACGATGATCGTCTCGCTACGCTGGTCGCCGAACAGGCAGCGTTGGTCGGCGGGGTCGAACCACATCATTCGGCCGCCGCAGCACGGGTCGAGAACCACGGGAGCGTCAGTCAGCATCCTTCACCCCCTGCGGGCGGGCGGCGACAAGTGCGGCACGCGCCCAACTACGGAACTGATTTACTTCACCATCATGCAACTCTGACCACGGTGTATCAGAAGTCATCGAATCAGCGCCATTCGCGTGCAAGGCTTTGGCCGCTCGTTCGATTGCGTCATTGTTCTCCTCCTCCGGCGCGGCGCGCAGGGCGGCGGCTACCGCTTCCATTTCTTCAGCCGCCTTTTCGAACTCAGCGGCGAGCGATGAAAGCGCGGGAAGGTCGGTGCGGAATATTTTCGCCGCAGCACGAAGGTCTGCAATATGGGCAGCCAGCAACTCTCTGGCCCGCTGCATGTCGTCAGTCATCAGACACCCCCGCGCCGTGGCTGGTGGGCTTTAGCCGCACGAATCGGTACATGGCAGCATTGAGCCGGCGCTTATGACGCTGCGTGATGCGGCCGTCCTTCACCGGCTGGCGCGCGGCCGTGGCGATGGCGCGCGTGTCGGTGATGCCAAGCTGCGCGGCTATCTCCTTCGCAGTGACCGTCCGCCCCAAATCCTTCAGGGCCAGAACCACGTCAATGCCAGTGATGCGCCGGCTCACGACCCCGCCTCGGCGCTGGTGGGCTGCTTACGGATCGCGTCAATCTCGGCCTGTGCCTGTTCTGCCCACTGCTCCGGCGAGGCCAAGTAGTGATTCAGGAGGAACCGGAGTACCGCTGCCTGCTCGTCCTCGGCACGCCCCTTGATCTCATCACCGCGCAGACGCAGAACCTGCGCGAGACGGATGCACTGGAAGCACATGCGCCCGAGAATCTCGCGCACCCCTTCCGTGTTGGGAATCTGCACCGCATCGCTGCCGCCCTTGGGGCTGGCGTCGATCAGGGCGAGCAGTTCATCCGCGCATGCGTGTTTCGTTTCTGCAGCGACGCCAGCAGCTTCGACAATCCAGCTATTTGCAAGCCGCCGGAACTGCTCAAGGTCGATCCCCGGCGCTGCGGGGGTGCTTGCAAGCATCGACTGCAACGCTTCAATGGCTGCAGGGTTGATGCTGTAGTGCGAGGCCCAGCTCGACAGATCAACCGGCGCTGCGGCGACGGGGGCGGCTTCACACATCGGGGTAACTTCGGTCGAGGGGTCCACAGCGATAGACGGCGTGGCTTCGATGCAGGGATCGGTCAGCCTCTGGCGACACACAGGATCGTTCATCCAGTCCTTGTCGCCGCAGTCGAGGCACCGTTCGCCGTACTGATCCCAGCGGTGCTGCTTGACGAATCTCGGCTCCAAGCTAACAAGCTCAAGCGGGCGCGGCGTAACGCCAAGGCTGTCCAGAGTCGGCTGCTCTTGCCCGCCCACGAACAGAACGCAAAGCTCGGGGTCATCGCGGTACATTCGGAAAGTGACGCGCCAGTACGCCACCGCCTCCTGCGCTGCGGCGGGCTTCGATGCTTCTGTGGTCGTGTTGGTCATTTCGTGATCCTCAGCTGGATGCGCCGGCCTTCGTGGCGGGCAGAGAATTTGCGGGGCTGAGCTGCGGTGCGCAGCCAGGGATATCGGGTGTGCACACCGGACATGAGGCGGTGCGCGTTGGCATGTCGCAGGTGGCCGCTGAAGCTGGAGACGCGCGCCGATAGCTCGCGCAGATCCGCCGGTGTTGCGCGCACGGTGTCGCGTTGCACGTGCTGACCTTCCCACTCCGCCAAGGCCTGTTGCAGGTGGGCAACGACACGGCGCCGCGCCAGCGTGTGGGTGGGGTAGATGACGTAGCCGAGGAAGTCCAAGCCATCGGTCAGACGGCAGAGCTTCTGTTCATCCTTCAATCGCAGGCCAAGCCGTTCGGCAAGGAAGGTTTCAATGCGCTCCTGCCACTCGGAAAGCTGTTCACGGTCCTGGTGGAACAGCACGAAGTCATCGACATAGCGCAGATAGCGTTTAGCCTTGAGCTCGTGCTTCACGAACTGATCCAGTGCGTCCAGGTAGACGTTCGCGAAGAACTGGCTGGATAGGTTGCCGATCGGCAGGCCCCGTCCCACCGGTGCATTCGCGAGCCGCTTATGTGGCGGAACCTGCGCGACCTCGGCAGCGGTTGCCCGGCACTGAACCCCGGCATGCAGTGGAGAGTGGCGCAGAAGCGCGTGGGCGGCCTGCTGGACGCGGGCTGGCACCTTGCGTGCGGCCATGCGCTTGCGCAGCACCTGCCACAGCGTAGGTCGGTGGATGCTGTTGAAGAAGTTGGCCACGTCCAGCTGCAGGTACCAGCCGCCACCTTCGCCACTATGAACCTGCCGGGTGAACTCCTGGGCCCGGCGCACGGCTGCATGGCTGCCACGGCCTTTCCGGTTCGCGTAACTGTCGTGGATGAACGTTGGCTCCCAGATTGCCTCCAGCTGCGGCACCAGCCAGTGGTGTACGACGCGGTCGGCAAAGTCGGGGGCATGGATCTCCCGCGCCTTGGGGCGCAATGCAACGAAGCATGTCGATGGACCTGGCTGCCATTGCCCGGCTAGCAGCTGCCGCTGCAACTCCAGCAGGCCATCGGCCCACCGGTAATCGAAGCGCAGCTGGTTGAAGCTTGGAACCTTCTGGCGGCGTGCACGCCGCCATGCCTGATGCAACTCCTGCAGACTTACATCTCCCTGAAACTCACCGGCACGACGCACGGCCAACGCGAACCCGTTGTTGTTGCGGTGGTTGTTGTTGACGTTGCCGTTGTTGAAATTGACGTTCCACGCAGACGCCGAAGAGCCGGCGACCGCCTCCCCATACACTTGCGACCATGCCGCACAGCCCGGGTGTGGATAGCGCGGCTTCGTCATGGATTGACCCCCGCAGGGGTGGCACGGGTACTCAGTTTCTGGCCGCACTGCGCTACGTGGTTGGCTTGCGCATTCTGGGCATTGGGAGTGCTGAAGCGGCGTTTCCACCCGCCGGCCTGGGCGCCAAGCTCTGCGGCAAGGCGAATCAGCATTTCGAATCGGCGGAAGCTGTTGAAGGCGCGCAACAGCTTCGCCAGCTGCAGGTGTTGCTTGAGCGCGTCGATATCCCATACCAGCTGCGCCACGAGCTCGGCTTGCCGGGCGCGATCACTCCACGCCCTATTGGCGTTGCTGTAGACGGTCATGGCCTGCCGGCGCAGATCCGCGCCCACCTGATAGCGGTGGTACCGCGGGAACTGGCGCACGGCCTTCTCGATCTCTACGAGCAAGAACTCGGCGGCCTTGATGATCGGTGGCGGCTGGTATCGGGATGTCATGGGTCAGCTCATCAAAGAGTCAAATCACTGACCGGCACGACGCACGGCCAACGCGAACCCGTTGAAGTAGCGGCGGTTGAGGTTGACGCCGCCGTAGCCGAAATCGACGAACCACGCAGACGCCGAAGAGCCGGCCTCATCGAGTGACCATGCGGTGGGAGTTTTGCTCCAGTACCAGTCGTTCTGAATGTCGCGGAAAAAGTCGGTGTTGATCGCTGGTGAATAGCGGGTGCGGTCGATCAACAGGGACAGCTCGTCGATGGTGGGCAGGTCCCAGTCGCTGTAGCCGGCAATCGTGAGGGCCTTGGCAGCGGCTTCGCACTGTTCCAGCGGCACGTCCGTATCGACGATGCTGGTGGCGCTGAAGGTCAGGCCGTGCTCCGGCAGCTCGACAGCGACCCAGTCGGTGGCGTCGTTGGGCAGCTGCTGGCCGTCGGCGCCGATCTTGATGAACTTCGTGTTGCTCATGTGGTGCTCCTGGTGGTGATCAAAAAGGCCAATTACTGACCGGCACGACGCACGGCCAACGCGAACCCGTAGCCGTAGCGGAGGACGTCGCTGACGCCGCCGCCGCCGAAACTGACGTACCACGCAGACGCCGAAGAGCCGGCTTCTTCAGCAAGGGAAGTGGATGTCCAGTGCCAGCGAGGTTTGACTCGGGGGAACACGGAGGTGTCGATGGCCGGCTTGTAGCGGGTGTCATCGACCAAGGCGGCAAGCTCGGTGCGGGTGGGCAGGCGCCAGTCGCTGTGGCCGAGCAGGCTCAGATCGCGGCAACGCTGCACGCAGGCTTCCTGTGTGATGCCGTCGTCGGCGTCCTCGGTGCTGCCGAGGGATTCCACGGTCCACGTGAGGCCGGCGCTGTGGTCGATCACAGCGACGTGGTCGGTACGGTCGCTATCCGCGGGGAGCTGCGTGCCGTCGGCCAGGAGCTTCGTAAAGCGGGGAATCGGAACTACAAGTGCTCCTGTAACGCGGAGGTCTTCTTTCGGAAGAACCTCGCTGAGAGTGGTGCGCGAGATGTGGACGTTCTTGATGTTGATGGTGAGCTGGGTCAAGGTCGTTGCCTCAAGGAATTGCTGCGGTTTTGGACAGGGTTGGCCGGCGGCCAGGGAAGCTGGTTATTGGCGAATCGAAGCAGTGAGGGAGGATCTCGGGGCGCCTTCCGGTTCGTTTCATCCACGCCTCGACGGTCTCGACCTCGACTTGGACAGGAGCGGCTACAGCCTTGGGCGCCTTCCGCTCCGCAGCGGCCGCAATGACGGCTATGTGCGGGGCGCGTGCCTTGGCCTTCGCTTCGGCTCTGGCCATCGCTTCCTGCTTGCGTTGCTGACGCCGTTCCTCCACTTCCGTGCGGTGCGCCTCCAACTTCTCGATCCGGGCTTTGTTCCTGGCAAGCCGCTTCTGTTCGCGAAGTGCGTCCCGTGCTTCACGCTGGGCGGCGCGATCAATGGCCTTCGCAGTTGGTGGGCGCTTAGGGCGCAGCGATGGATCTGCGTCGCGTAGCCAGTGGTAGCGATAAGGCCGGTCCGCGGTGCGTCCCAACAGGCCGTCACGCACTTGGCCATGAACGATCGAGTACAGGCGCACCCTGCCGACAGTGGCCGTGAGGCCGAGGCCGCTATAAATGTCATCCGCGCTGGCGGTTCCCAGCCTCTTGACGATCTCGCGGATGCGCTCGCTGATGGTCATAGGGTTGTTTGCGGATTCTTCCCGCCACTTTCGATAGGCAGCCTCAGCGTTCTGATACGCAACAGCGGCCTTGTTCCGGTACGTCTCAGCCCTGCGCTCAGCTCGAGGTGTAGAAGAGCGAACAGCTGGCTCACGAATGACGCTGTACTTGCATGGGTTGGTTTCGTTGTGCCGCGCCAGGATCCCATCGAGGGTCATGGACCGAAGGGACGCGCGTACAACACCGCCTGTGTAGTTGTCGGTGATGCCAAGACCGAGGCATACCTCCTTCGCCGTACTGGGGCCCTGATCGCGCAAGAACGCGCGAATGCCCGCAGAGCGATTGGTGGTGCCGCGAATGTCGCAAGGCTGCAACAGGGGCGCGCTCATACGTCACACCCCTTTCCGATCTCACCACGACGCCCTTCGCCGGCGGCGGTGAAATCGCGCCATCCCACCCAGCCGCGCTGGGGGCAGTGGAAGCCCCAATCGCGAACTACGGGTGAGGTGATGAACAGCGTCCAGCATGGAGAAGGGCCATTGCTGAGCGAGTTCCACAGTTCTACGCGGTGTGCAGCACGGGGGCCGGCCAGCTTGAGGCTACCGCGCGTGCGGACTGTGCGCCGATGGATGCCGCCGGCGCTGATGGTGTGCTCAACGTAGCTCCCGCGAAGCAGCAGGGAAGCCCATGCCCATGGGTGATCGTGCAACGCCCGGTCGTCATCGCTTCTCAGGAACTTGTGCAGATACACATTGGGGAGCCGCATGCTCAGCCAGACGGCGAAGCGCTGCCAGCGGGTGCGCTGGTCCTCCGGAATCGACCGGTACCAGCCACGCCAAGGGGTGAGGTACCACCGGAGTAGGTAAGCACCGGCAGGATCGTTCGCGCCAACCACGAAGTCTGCAGGGCGGCGACCAGCGACGCGGCTGATGAGTGCAGTGGAGAGAGGGCCAATCACCTGGCGGCCTCCCGTGCTGCTGCTTCGCCAGCCAGCGCGAAGTAGGCGGAGCCGTCCTGGTAGTCATCCGCATGGTGCTTCCCGCCAGTGGCGCGTGCCAGCTTCAGCAGGGCCTGCAACTGCCAGCCCTGCACCTCGGTGAGGCTAGTGCCGTGAAGCGCATTGAAGGCGGCAATCGCACGGCTCATCGAGCGTTCGCCGTTGGGTTGGTCGCGGAGAGGCCCGCGCTGGGCGATATCGGCTCCGGCGGCGGCAAGGATCTGGTCGGCGGTAACGGCGCTCACGCGGTCACCGCCTTTGCACGCTCAAGCAGGGCCTTGTTGAACACGTGATAGTTGCCACGCGCAGCGATGCGCGGATCTGGATTGCTGGTCAGTACCAACGCATCAAAGGTGGGATAGGGGCGACTGCCGTCCCAGTCATCAACAACACTGGTAAGGCCAAAGTGCTTGCGCAGCTGCTCGGCGTGGGTGGTTTTGCCGCAGCCCTTCGGACCGCAGACGATTACGGAGCGCTTGCTCACGATGCTTTCTCCATGGCGGCGTGCTGCGCCAGTAGGTGCTCTGCGTGGGCGATGCCACGGGCATTGAGCGTTACGGTGTGCGGGAAGTCGGGGTCATCGAACGTCACCAGATAGGCGTCATCCAGCCAGTTGATGACGCGGCGGGTGAAGACTTGGGTGGTTACCGCGCAACTTGTCTTGATCTCAGCGGGTAGGCCTGCAAACCCGCCACGGGTGCGGCGAAGGCGCTTGCCTTGAGATGCGTAGGCCGCGAGCAGCGCAGCGATAGCCTTGGGTTGAAGGTGCACTACCGGTCTCCCTGGCGAAGTGCGGCGTAGGCCTGCTCACGAGCGCGCGGCAGGAGCGATATGGGCACGCGCTTGTGCGTGTGCTGGTCAGTCCAGCGGGCTTCGGCGAGCGCGAAGTTGGGGTGCGGCTCTGTCGCAATCCCGCACCGTTGGCACTCGATGTGGAACATCGGCGGACACGGCTGGCCGATTGCATGGCCAACGGGTGCTCCATGGGTTTCCACAATCTGCGGCCGGTGTCCGAGTGCACACAGAGGTACGTCATCAGGCAGCGGGCGTGATGTCTGGCGCATGGTCAGCACCTGCCGCCGCTGCAGAGGATTGAGCCAGCGACCATTGCAACCGCGATGAGGTTCATCAGCATGGCGATCACCATTGCCAGCGCTGAATCCCTGCCTTCCGGGTCCCGATAGTTCCGGTCACGGCTCATGCAGCACCATCCGTCTTTGGCGTGCGCAATGCCTGACGCGCAGCGCGGGCAGCGCCGGCGACATCATTCAGGACCGACTGTCCCGACAGGCCCTTGGCTTGGGCCTCTCGCACCTGTGCGAAGGCTTCGAGATAAGGGAGCCCGGCACGGATGGCATGGGCGCGCACATCGCGAAACGTGCTGAAACTCAGAATGTTTGAACTCATGAGTGCTGTTCCTTGATGGTGATGCCCTGGCGGTTGAGCCAGCGGCAAGCGCGCTTCAGGGCACGCGGGTGGAGCGCGAAGCGCTTGCGCCCCAGCTGCAGAGCGCTGCGATGTGCTGTTGCCCGACGAGTGGTCGTTACGCCGATCTCGTCCGGGGTTCGGTTGGTGCAATCGGTGTATCGACCGGCCCAGATGAAGCCAGCGCAGACCAGGAGAACCAGCGTCTGGTTACCGGTGCCGGTTGGAAACGCGGCCTCAACCGGCAATGCGGTGGCGCTCATGCGTTTCCCCGGGCGTGCACGCGCCTCGCAAGGGCGAAGGCCTGCTTGGAATAGCTGCGCGCCAGATCGGCGTGTACCTTGGACGGTCCCAGCTTGTCAGCTGCCAAACAACGAGCGGCATCGCGGGTGTGGACCTCGCATCGCAGGCCAAGCTGTTGCAGCTGTTGGATATCAGTGCACGTAACGTTGACAGCGCTCACTGGCGCACCTCGGCACTGATATCGCGCGCTACTGCTTCGGCGATGCGGCTGGCAACGCCCATGCGACGGCTGCGGCGCTTCTGGTTGCGGCTGTGTTCGCCAGCACTGCGCTGGCGGAGAACATTGGCGCGCGCGTGCTCGCGGGCCGCGATGCCCAATAGGCAATGAATGACCAACAGCGGCAGTTGCATGCGTGCCGAGTTGGCGTCGATGTAGTTGCGGTCGGCCATGACTGAGTCCTCAGGGCATCAAAAAGGCCAATTACTGACCGGCACGACGCACGGCCAACGCGAACCCGTAGCTGCCGCGGTGGTAGCCGCCGACGAGGCCGTAGCCGAAAGCGACGCCCCACGCAGACGCCGAAGAGCCGGCGACCAGGTCGCTCGTCCAGAACCAGCGAGACGGGAAGTCAGGGAACGCGTTGGTGTCGATCGCGGGGCCGTAGCGGGTCAAGTCGACCAGCGTGAGCAGCTGCTGACGGCTCGGCAGGGTCCAGTCTTCGTGGCCGCCCACGCGGCAGCAGGTTGCGGCGTCAGTCGCTACCTGGTGGGTGATGTAGTCGTCGGACAGTGGCTTGGCCGTCCATTCCAGACCGGTGGTGCTGTCGATGACAGTCAGCAGGGCGCCGGCGGCGTCGTGGGTCTGGGTAAAGCGGTTCTGCTCGGCTTTCATGGCGCTCTCCGGAAGAAGGAGGGCGCCGGCGGGTCATTGCGGCCTGGGGAGTGGCCTGCTGCCGGTCAGGGGATGAGCCGGCAGGGTGGCGACCCGCCGGTCGCCCGCCGGCTTAGGGGACCGGCGGGTGTAGTTGTATGCGTTGTTCGCATATGTGTCAAGCGCATATTGCTTGGATTGGTTATGCGCTGCTCGGGGGTCCGGTTAACCTGCATTGTGGGTAGGCTCTATTCATCAAGTGCGGAGCCTCGTCATGGATGGATGTTTGAAGGTTGTGCGTTCTGGGTTGGTGCTGCTTATCGGAGGAGCGTTCGCGGTAGCGCTAGTCTCGATGTTCTGGTTTGCAAGTAAGCCAGAGACGCAGAGTGGTGCTGCTGCCAGTGTCAACACGGCCCAGGAGGGAAAAGTTGTCGGCGTGGAGGATCCGCGTGCCCGCATAGATGCAGGGGTGTTCGAGCCATACGACAGGGCGCAATACCCGAAGCTGTCGACAAAGCTAGGGGAGCGCTGGGGGGCGATTCAGCCCATGCGCGAGGGCGCTGCGCTCAAGGCTCTTCAGACGCGGGGGTGCCGCCACGTTGAGGTCGCAGAAGTCAGTGTGGAGCGCAGCACCAAAGACGCCCTGCGTGCCTTCGTCTACTGTGACGGCTCGCTAGAGCGTCACGATTTCAGCGAGGCAGATCTGCGCGACTGATATGCAGTCCAAAGTCGGACTTCAATCAGTGAGCGGCTTCTCCGCAATGCTGGTAACGACGCCGCAGATTCTTGTGGTGCGGTCAATCGGCAGGGTCGGGTACTGTGGATTGAGGGGCACTAGAAACTGCTGTCCGCCATCGATCACAAGCCGCTTGAACGTCGTCTCGGCCTCTCCATCAATCTGAGCGATCACCAAGTCGCCGCTCGAAGCGGGGCGTTCAGGGTCTACGATGATGCGCGTGCCGGGTGGGAACGATGGCTCGCCGCGCGGATTGAGCATGGACTCACCCTTGACTGACAAGGCAAAGCTGCGGCGGCTGACCCGTGTGGACGTCGTTACAAAGTCAGTGGCCTCGACGTGCCCATCTCCAGCCTGTGAGTCAGTCCATGAACCTGCCTGGACCCAGCCGAGCAATGGCACCATTCGAGCGTTTGCAGCGATGGCGGGCGTTGTCTGGCTGAAGCCGGCGTTGTCGTCGGCTTCCGTTGCAGCCCACAGCTCTGAAACATGGATGTCCAGTGCTCTGGCGATTGAAATCATCTGCGCATCCGTAACGCCCTGGCGGCCATTCTCAATCCGCGAGATGGCGCCTTGATCTATTTCAGTGGCCTCCGCTAGCTGCTCTTGGCCAAGGCCCTGACGTTTGCGGAAGTGGCGTATGGCCCTGCCGAGGGCTTTTCTATGTTCCATGGTCGAATCATGGGGCTGCGCCATGTCCATATGAATCCCGCGCATATCATGGGATTGACGTGCAATATGGGTTAGGCGCATATTTGCACCCCATGCATAGCCATCTTCGACCAGCACGAAAGAAACAGGGGCTCACTCAGGCAGAGGTAGCTGCCCGGGTTGGGCGTGATCAGGCCACGGTTGCGAAGTGGGAGCGAGGCCAGCACCCCGTGCCGGCAGATATTGCGCCAGCGCTCGCCAAGGTCCTTGGACTGACGGTTTTGGATGTTCTGTACGGCGATGACGCCCCTATTGATGAGGTGGCCTGAATGCTGATCTCCATTGATGGAGCCCTCTCTAACTGCGAAGTGGGCCCTCTCGTCGATGACCCCATGCTTGTGAGCGAGCTGGAAGGACTGCTTTGCCTCACGAGCGACCAGTGGTTCTCCCTTATCCAGCAGCGCCAGGCCGCCGGCCGCCCGCTGCATCTTGCTGAGGTGCGTTGAGATGGACGAACTGCAGATCAGTTTGATCAAGTCAAAAATTGTTGCAGGAACCTCAAACCGCGCCGAAGAGGTGCGGCTGGCCGCAGCCCTCCCGCGCGGTGTGGGCCGTGCCTTCGTTCGTGAAGCTAGGTTTGCTCGTCGCAAGCTAGGTCTATCGAATCCACAAGGAACCCAATCGCAACATTCTCCTGCAGGTTCGATGGCGGACTCTCCACAAGATCGAGCAAAGCGGCACGAATCACCTGCTGATTTGGTGACCGAGTGATGAGCCTGGGGAGAACTATTTCCAACACGGCTTCGATAGCGTCGAGCCGCTGCGCACATATCTGTTGGTCTGTCAGGTCCTTTTCCATGTCTGCTTCCGGTGCTGATGTAGGTATGAGATCCACATCGTACCGGCAGGCGGGCACCTATGCAGGAGAACGCTGATATGCGTCGCTTAAACACTGCGAAGACCCTTCGGTTTGCGCTGGCCGTGCTGCTGCTTGGCATGGGAATCGGCCTCCTGATCACCGGCGGACTTGGCCGGCTGAAAGAAGACCGCAACGACGGCACCCGCACCGGTGAGAACGTGGAACCGGCGGAGCGTCGTGAAGCGGAGCGGGGATGGGTTGTTCGTCATGGCCCTGCATGCTCCGCGCATTGGGAGCTTCGCGCATGAAGGCTAGCCGTCAGTTTCTGCCGCCGAGGCAAGCTGTTATCTACGCGCACACGCGTCGCATGCTCGATGCAACGGCCAGCAACTACACCACGTTCGCTATGGACGTGGCGCAGCGATACCTGGAGATGACCGCGCCAGATGTGCGGCAGGTGAAGCTGCGCACCGGCGAGGGTGCTGATCTGATCAAGGCGATGGAGAACAACGCCCAGGTATTTCGCCGCTACATGAATGGCACAGTGAACACCCTGCCAGCGGACCTGGAAGATGCGTGGGTGATGGCGCTGCCGGAGCCGTTCCGCGGTGACTGCGAGCGCGACCTTGCGCGCCGGCGCGGGATGCTGGCGGTGCAGATGCCTGCAGATGATGAAACGGCGCAGGCGGTGGGCCTTGCTAGGCTTGCGCATGAGTTCGGCGAGCTAATGTCCGCGCTTGCGCCTGCCCTTGCGGATGGAAAGCTGGATGCAGCAGACCTGCCGTTTGCACGGCGGATCCTCGACGAATCGGACGATCTGATCAGCGCGGTGGTGGCCTTGCGCCGCCAAGTGCAGGCGCTCGTGCCCCACAGTGGAGTGATGGCATGAGGCGCAAGCTGGCCCCCGCCCTGAGGGCGCTGATTCGTCGGCGCTGGAAGCCGGCGGACATGCCGGCTTGCCGCGCGCAGATCGCCGCCGCTGCGGCGGCACTGAGCGACGATACGGCGGGTGTACAGGGCGCGGATGCCTTGGCCCTGCGTGAGCAGCTGCGCGCGGACGCGGAGTGGCAGAAGCAGGCGGCCTTGCCGCTGGCGTCTGCCCCGGTCCCCTGTGATGGCGTGGAGCCTACGCGCGCGGCTGGTTCAGTAGCGGTAGGTGGCTATCAGGGTTGTTCAGGTTCGCCAGTCAATGGGTCCTCCCTGGGCACCCCTGTCGCGGGTAATTCGGACCCCGCTTCCTGTGTAGATAGCGGCCTGGGAATTTACTGAACATGGCGGTCAACTATGACGACGCCCTGTCGCAGCTTCAATCCGCTGGACTTCTTGTCACATCGCTCGAGCCCACCGGCAAAATGGTGCGAACGCGCACCGATGGCGGCGGTCGCGAGAAGCGCGGTTGGTATGTGCTGCACACCCTGAACTGCGACAACGGCGACCAGCTGATCGTCGGCACCTACGGTTCGTGGCAGGGCAACGAGAACGGCGCGCAGAAAATCGAGCTGCGGAAGCGCGACCAGGCGTTCACCGCGGAACAACGCGAGGCGCTGAAGCGCCGGCTGGCAGAAGACCGAAAGCGCGCCGATGCCGAGCGTCGCCGGCTTGCCGAGCGTGCAGCGGCGATGGCCACGCGCATGTGGGGCAAGGCGAGCGACCAGGGAGAAGCCGACTACCTGCACAGCAAGGGCGTGCAGGGGTTTGGTGTCCGCTACGGCAAAACCGGCGCGGCCGTGCTGCCGATGCTCGATACCCACGGCAATGTCCACGGCCTGCAGATTCTGCGCAGCGCAGCGCAGGCGAAGGCCGTGAACAAGCCGGCCAAGGAGTTCTTCCCGCCGGGCCTGGTGAAGAAGGGCCACTTCCACCTCATCGGCGGAACACCGCAGTGGATCCTGCTGCTGGCCGAAGGCTATGCCACCGCCGCGAGCCTGCACATGGCTACCGGATACCCGGTCGTGGTGGCATTCGATGCAGGCAATCTACTCCCCGTGGCCACTGCGTTGGCAAAGCACTACCGCGGCATCAAGCTGCTGATTTGTGCCGATGACGACACGCTGCAGAAATGCTCGCACTGCAAAGAGCGCCTGGTGCTGTCGGATCACCCCGTCACCTGCCCGACGTGCGGTGAAGAGCACAAGGCAAAGAACGCCGGCCTGCTGGGGGCTGATGCTGCTGCACTGGCATCACACGGCGCAACAGTTCTTCCGGTATTCGTCGATGAACCAGGCCGCCGAACGCGATACATCGACGCTGGCCACAAGATCACCGATTTCAACGACCTGCACGCCGCCGAAGGCCTGCACGTCGTGCGAGCGCAGATTGAAGCCCGCATCACGGAGCTTTCGTGGCGTTCACCGGCGGAAATTCCGCGCGCTTCAACCACCACCACCGGGGGCGCGGGGAAAGCGAATCTCCAACCAATCGGTACTATCGAACACCTGCACGAGCGCTATGCGCTGGTCTATGCGCAGGGCGGTACCGTGTTCGACCGGCAGGAGCACATGCTGCTGTCGCTGTCCGATATGCGCGACCTGTGCCTGCGCCGCGAGCTCCACCGCGCATGGATGGAGAGCCCGGCCCGAAAGACGGTGCGTGTGCAGGAGGTCGACTTCGATCCGTCGTGCTCCAAGCCTGGCGTCACCTGCAACCTGTTCGGCGGCTGGCCAACCGAGCCGAAGCAGGGAACCTGCGACAAGCTGCTGCAGCTTCTGTGGCACATGTGCGGCAATGAATCGAACCAGCGCGCCCTGTACGAATGGGTGCTGTGCTGGCTGGCTTACCCGCTGCAGTATCCGGGCGCCAAGATGAAATCTACGATCGTGATCCACGGGCCGCAGGGCACCGGCAAGAACATGTTCTTCGATGAGTACATGAAGCTCTACGGCGAGTACGGCCGCGTGCTGGACCAGAGCGCTCTGGAAGACAAGTTCAACGACTGGGCCAGCCGCAAGCTGTTCCTGCTTGCCGACGAAGTGGTGGCGCGCACCGAGGTCTATCACCTCAAGAACAAGCTCAAGGCGCTGATCACCGGCGACCGTATCCGCATCAACCCGAAGAACATCCAGGCCTACGAAGAGGACAACCATGCCAACATGGTGTTCCTCAGCAACGAGGCCATGCCGGTCGTGCTGGAAGAGGATGACCGGCGACATGCCGTCATCTGGACCCCGGTGAAGCTGCCCGCCAGCTTCTACGGCGATGTCATGGCGGAGATTGCAGGAGGCGGCACGGCCGCGCTGCATCACTACCTGCTCAGCCTCGACCTGGGCGACTTCACGAATGGCAGCCACCCGCCGATGACCGATGCCAAGCGTGAGCTCATCGGCCTGAGTGTGGACAGTCCTGAGCGCTTCTTCGACCAGCTGCTCGGCAACGACATCCCCGGCCTCAAGCCGCGGCCAGCATTGAGTAAAGAGTGGTACGAGGCCTACAAGCTTTGGTGCTCGAAAGAGGGCATCAAGAACCCGGCTCCGTCGCACAAATTCATCAACGCGCTGGTACGAAAGCGGGACGTCACACATCCGGACCGGGCCCGCAAGCGGTATTTGCTTGCGACGGATACGGAAGGCCCACACGGCTTCCTGCTGATCGGAAACTGCAAACCAAAGGACGACCAGACGGAGACTGTGTTTCTCGGGGAGCAGGTAGTTCTGTTCCGTTCCCAGCTCAACGACTACCGAGGGGCGCGCTCATGACCGGCGATGTGCGGGACGTGCGGGCCGATGTGCGGGCAAATGTGCGGGCTGAAACGCTTGCAGCAGTAGGCGTGTGCGGGACGTGCGGGCAGTACCTCTCATGCGGGCGTGCGCACGACGCAGGAAGCGTGTGTTTTGCATGTATCAAATCTGCACGGCCTCGCACGTATACGGTCCCGCACGTACCGCACGTCCCGCACGTCGCTACTGCCGCAACGCTTTCGGGCTATTCGCTGCCCGCACGTCAGGCCGCACACACCGCACGTCCGCTCGCGCGCGTGTCCTTTCCTGCCTACGGCCTGTCGAAAGAAATGAAGAGGGAGGGATTGGCAGCATGAGTGCTGGAACCCTGGTTACTGGAAAAGAGCTCGCGGCGCACATTGGCTGCCGCCCTTCCTACGTCGTCCAGCTCAAGCGGGAGGGCCGTGTTGTTCCGGCCGACGGCGGGAAGGGCTACCTGCTGGAGCCCTCCCTTGTGCTCTACCGTGAGACGCGTAGCCCCGCCCACCTGGCAGTGGCCCAGCGGCACGCAGTGGCCCGTGGTGGTGCACAGGCGGCGCAGGATCAGTCCGATGACGTGGACGATATCGGCGATGACCACGCGGCAGAGCCGCCTGCTGGCAGTTCTCAGGCCCGCCGAGCCCGCGCCTTGGCCGACAAAGCCGAGGTGGACGCCAAAGCCGCACAGCGCGATCTGGATATCAGCCTGGGCCTGCTGCTGGACCGGCGGGATGTCGAAGCGGTCCTCGGCCAGGCGGCCGGTGCCCTGCGCGCCGAGCTGGAGCGCATGGCCGATACCCTGGCGCCGCAGCTGGCCGCCACTGGCGATGAAACCCGCTGCCGCGAGCTGGTGTGGAACGAAGTCAGCCACAGCCTGGAAGAGCTGAGCCGCGCCTTCCGCGAAGTCGCCCAAGCGGGTGAGGTGGCGGCATGAGTTACATGGGGCTGGCTTGCTCTGCGGAATCCATCGGCAACGTGCTATCCCGCGCCCTGCTGCCGCGGCGTCCGATGAGCGTCTCGCAGTGGTGCGATGAGCATATGCGCCTGTCGTCGAAGGGCAGCAGCAAGGCTGGCAAGTGGCACACCGCCAACAACCCGCCGTTGCGCGAGCCGATGGACTGCATGTCCGCGCGCAGCCCAGTCAAGAGCATGGTCTGCCAGTTCCCAATCCAGTTCGGTAAAAGCCAGCTGGCCACCAACGCGCTCGCGTACTGGATGGACTATGCCCCGGCGCCCATCATGTACGCACTGCCTGGCGAAGTGAGCCAAAGCAAGTGGATCGCCCAGAAGCTCAACCCCATGATCGAAGTGGTGCCGGCCGTGCGCAAAGCGCTCAGCAGCACCGCCAGCCGCGACAGCGCCAACCAGCGCACCTTTAAGGACTTCGCCGGCGGCCAGCTGTACGTTGAGCATGCCGGCAGCCCGCAGCGGCTCAAGTCCACCACCGCGCGCTATGTCATCGCCGACGAGCTGGACGAGTTTGCCCAGGCGCTGAGTACCGGCGACGACCCGGTCAAGATGCTGGATGGCCGCACCAGTGCATTCCCCAGCACGTACAAGAGGCTCTACATCAGCACGCCCACCATCGCCGGGCTCAGCCGCATCAACCAGCTCTACGAAAAGAGCGACCGCCGGCGCTATCACGTCCCATGCCCGCATTGCGATCACTACCAAGCCCTGCAGTGGAGCGGTCTGGTTTGGTCATCCGATGGCAAACACGCGTGGTATGCCTGCAGCGAGTGTGGCGCGTCCATCGATGAGCACCACAAGACAGACATGATCGCCGCTGGCCGTTGGGTGCCTGAGAACCCAGACTCTCCCATCCGTGGCTACACCATCAATTGCCTTTACTACCAATTCGGCCTGGGCCCGCGCTGGGCAGAGCTGGCAGAGATGTGGCGCGATGCCCAAAACGATCCAGCTTCGCTGAAGACCTTCATCAACGACCGCCTCGCCGAGACCTGGGAAGACCCGGCAATGCGGTCCGTGAAACACTCGCTCGTTGCCGATCGTGCGGAGCCCTACAAGCTGCGCAACGCCCCAGTCAATGTGCTGGCAATCACCGTCGGCGTAGATACCCAGGACAATCGCCTTGCTGTGCACATCATCGGTTGGGGCCGGGGTATGTCCGCGTGGACGCTGGACTACATCGAGTTGCCTGGCGATCCCGCTGAACAAGCTGTTTGGCTATCCCTCACCGATCTACTCAACCGCCCAATTGAACGTGCGGACGGTGTGCTGCTGCGCCCCATGGCCACCGCCATCGATGCTGGCGGCCACCGCACCGAAGCGGTGAAACACTATGTCCGCAGCCGCCTGATCACGCGTCCCATGTGCATTTTCGGCGCCGTACCCAACAACGCGCCACTGCTCTCCAAGGGCAAGCTGGTGGATGTCACCTGGCGTGGCCGCACCGATAAGCGCGGCATCACGGTCTATCACGTTGGGACCGTTGCCGCGAAGCACTACCTCTATAGCCGCCTCGGTGCCGATGCCGAAAAGCAGGTAGATGCCCGTCTGGTCCACTTCTCCGACGCGCTGCCAGCAGAGTTTTTCCCAGGCCTTGTTTCTGAAATCTACAACCCGGTCAAAAATCGGTTTGAGAAGAAGGTGCAGCGCAACGAGCCGCTGGACACGTGGGTCTACGCCTATGCCGCTGCCCATCACCCCGAGCTGCGCCTGCATCGCTACACGCGCGCCGACTGGGATGCGCTGGAGGCACGACTATCCGTCGCTGCCGCAGTGACCGGGGATTCCCGTGAAACATCACCTCCAGCAAGTGGCAGCACCGCCCGGTCCGTTGATTCCCGTGGAACACCAAAAACCACCCGCCGCCGCAGCGGCTGGGTCGATTCGGAGTGAAGAACAGAATGGCAGACGACATCAAAGTGGATGAACTGGTGGACCAGATCCGCGAAAGCTACGCCGCCTCCATTCGCATCGCAGAGCCAGGCATTCCGGCCCACGCGGCGCTGCAGCTAGCCGACACGCTGGTGGCGGTACAGATGGAGATCCTCGCCGGCAAGCGTGTCAGCTATCGCGCGAAAGCCGCCATCGATGGCGATGCCATCACCGAGGATTGGCGTCTCGGCATGCCACTGCAGGAGATCATGCGGAAGCATCGTTGCAGTCGGCCAACTGCCTATCGGTGGCACCCGAGCCGACTTCTTCAAGCGGGCTGAAGAAAGTCTCACGGCCACCACGACGTGAGACAAACCCATCTATATCTTGCGTGTCCATGTCGAACACGCAGCAACGTCTGGACGCTTACTACGCCGCCGAGGTGCGAATCCTCACGGCGGGCCTGAGCTGGCGCCTGGACATTCGCCAGCGGCAGGAAGCAGAGCTCGCGGAGATCCGCAAGGCCATCGCCGCGCTTGAAGGCAAGCTGGCGGCAGAGCAGGGCAAGCGCAGCGGCGGCAGCAGCCTGCGTTACCGCACGGCGGTGTTCAATGACTGACCGCGCCGGCGTCCGCATGAACCTGCTGGATCGCGGCATCGCCGTGTTCTCGCCGAGGTACGCGCAGCAGCGCATGTTCGCGCGTTCGGTGCTTGCCCTGTACGAAGGAGGTCGCTCCACCAAGCGCCGCAAGAAGAGTCGCGACAACTCCACCGGCGACCGTCTGGTGGTGCGTGATGCGGCCACCGTCCGCGCCACCGTCCGCGACCTCGAACGCAACTACGACCTGGTCGATGGCGCCATCACCACGTTGGTGCGCAACATCATCGGCCCGGCCGGTATCAGCATCGAGCCGACCCCGCGCAAGAGTTCGCCGGGCAAGGATTTCGACAGCATCGATGACGACTTCGCCCGCCAGCTGCTGGACCTGTGGCGGCAGTGGGTCGTCTCGCCGGAGGTCACCCGCACGCTCAACTGGGTGCAGTGCCAGGAGCTGGCCTGCCGCAGCTGGCTGCGCGATGGCGAGCAGTTCACCCAGCTGGTGGAAGGCACCGGCAGCTTCATCAAGCACGCCAGCAGCGTGCCGCTCTCCATCGAGCTGCTCGAGGCGGACGTGGTGCCGCTGGATTACGACGACGCCGAAAAGCGCATCAGCGCTGGTATCGAGCGCAACGGCTGGGGCCAGCCGCTGAACTACTGGGTCTACAAGAATCACCCCGGCAACGGCGGCTGGGTGGGCGAGAACAACCTCAAGTCCGTGCCGGCAGATCGCTTCCTGCACCTGGCCGTGCGCAAGCGCCTTTCCGGCCTGCGCGGCATCAGCCTGTTCGCCAGCGCCATCGATCGCCTGATCGACATCAAGGACTACGAAGAGTCCGAGCGCATCGCTGCCCGCATTGCTGCGCGCATCGCCGCGTACATCAAGCGCGACAAGGACATGGAGTATCAGCCGCTGGCCGATGACGGCACCGCGGCCAACCCGGCAGAGCGCGATTTCCTGCTGGAAGCCGGCGCCATCTTCACCGAGACGCTGCCGGGCGAATCCATCGAGATGGTCAACCCGAACCGCCCGAACACCATTCTGGAGCGGTTCCGCATGGCCATGATGCGCGCCGTGTCGCGCGCCATTGGCCTGAGCTACTCCAGCCTTTCCGGCGACTACGACGGCACCTACAGCGCCCAGCGGCAGGAGCTGGTGGAGAGCTACGACGGCTACCGGATGATGACCGGCCAGTTCGTCGCCCGCTTCGTCCAGCCGATCTGGGAGCGCTTCGTCGCGCTGTCCATCGCCTCGGGCAAGTTGCGCGTTCCCGCCGGCATCCGCCCGGAAACCGTCGCCCAGGCCGTGTTCCGCGGCCCGAAGATGCCGTGGATCGATCCGGTGAAGGAAGCCAACGGCATCAAGCTGCTGGCCGAAGCCCGCGTGCAGTCCATCACTCAGGCCATCGCCGAGCGCGGTGGCCGCATGCAGGACGTCTTCGAAGAGATCGCCCGCGAGCGCTTCCTCGCTGCTGAGCTCGGTTTCTCGCTCGATGCGGCCGCCGCCGCGCCTGCAGAGCCGTCGCCCGATCCCGAAGACGAAAAGACGCCCCCGCGCCAGCGCGCCGCGCGTGCCCGCGCCCCCCACACTGGAGACAACGCATGAAGCCCACCCTGTTGGCTGCTGCGGTAATGGCCTCGCTCGCAATGGTTCCGCAGGCTTCGCCGCGTGGCACCACCGAGCGCCCGCATATCGAGCCGCTCATGCGACTGCAGCCGCTGGCCGGCGCCGACGACGCCTATGAGCTGCTGATCTACGGCGACATCGGCGAAAGCTGGTGGGGCGATTCCGTCACCGCGCAATCCGTCGTGCTGCAGCTCAACGAGCTGCCGGCCACCGTCGCCACCATCAACGTGCGCATCAACAGCTACGGCGGCAGCGTGGCCGATGGCCTGGCCATCTACAACGCGCTCAAGCGCCACGGCGCCACCAAGGCCGTAACCGTCGACGGCGTGGCCATGTCCAGCGCCTCGCTGATCGCCATGGCCGGCGACACCGTGCACATGCCGGCCACCTCCATCCTCATGATCCACGCCCCGTGGGGCGGCATCGCCGGCAACGCGAAAGAGCTGCGCCAGTACGCCGACGTGCTGGATACCTTCGCCGAGGGCATGGCTGACGCCTACGTCGTCAAGTCCGGCAAGAGCCGCGCCGACATCCTGGGCCTGCTGCAGGACGGTGCCGATCACTACTACACCGGCGCCGAGGCTGTGGCCGAAGGCTTTGCCGATGCCGTGGATGAAGACGCCGCCGAAGACGGCGCCGCCGATGAGCAGGCCCGCGCCTTCGCCGCCATCGTCGCCCAGCGTGTGACCGCGCGTGGCGCCTCGCCGCAGCACGCCGGCATGGCCATCGCCGCAGCAATGCGCACGCGCTTCCCGGCTGCCAACGCTGCGCCGGCATCCGCGCCGCTCATCGTCACCGTCGACGCCGCCGGCATTGCCGCCGCCGCGGCGGCCGCCCTCGCACCGAATCCGCCGGCCGCCTCGGCCGAGCCCACCCCGCCGGCGGATGCCGGTAATCCCACCGGAGACACCACCATGCCCACCGCGCTCACCCCCGAACAGAAGCAGGCACTGGCTGCCCGCCGCGATGCCATCCGTGCGCAGTTCGCCACGTTCGAATCGCGTACTGATCTGGACCAGGCCGCGCTGGCCACCCTGCGCCAGTCGTGCGAAGACGACACCGACATGACCGCCGAGCAGGCCGGCGCCAAGCTGCTGGCGTTCCTCGGCAGCGCCACCCCGGCCACGCCCAGCGCCGCCGGCGCACCGGCCGCTGCGCCCACCGGCTCGCTCACGCAGGACGAAACCGTCACCTACCGTGAGGGCGCATTCAACGCGCTGCTGCATCGTGGCAACCCGTCCGCGCACAAGCTGGAAGGCGCAGCCGCCCAGTTCCGTGGCATGGACCTGATGGACATGGCGCGCGATTCCGTCGAGCGTGCCGGCCACCGCACCCGCGGCATGTCCAAGCAGGAAATCGCGGTCAAGGCGCTGCAGTCCACCAGCGATTTCCCGGCCATCCTCGGCAACACCGTCAACCGCAGCCTGCGCGCCGGCTACGATGCCGCCCCGCGCACCTTCCTGCCGTTCTCGCGCCAGGCCACCTTGCCGGACTTCAAGGAAATCAGCCGCGTGCAGCTGGGCGGTGCACCCTCGCTGAAGCGCGTGGTGGAAGGCGGCGAATACGAGCAGGGCAGCATCGGCGAGGGTGCCGAGAAGTACCGCGTGCACAAGTACGGCCGCATCGTCGCGCTGACCTGGGAAACCATCGTCAACGACGACCTGGACGCACTGAGCCGCATCCCGTTCGCGTTCGGTGCCAGCGCCTCGGATCTGGAATCCGATCTGGTCTACGCCATCCTCACCAACAACCCGGCCATGGCCGATGGCGTTGCCCTGTTCCACGCCAGCCACGGCAACCTGGGCACCGCGGCCAAGCTGGCCGATGCGCTGGACCCGAGCAAGGACAACCCGCTGTCCGCCATGCGCAAGGCCATGCGCCTGCAGAAGGGCATCGAGGGCCGCTATATCACGGTCAACCCGCAGTTCCTGATCGTGCCGCCGTCGCTGGAAGAAGTGGCGCTCAAGGCCACCAACGCCGCCATCGTCGCTGCCAAGGGCGTGGACTTGAACGTCACCGGTGTGACGCTCACCCCCATCGTCGAGCCGCGTCTGGAAGACGGCAGCGCCACCGCATGGTTCGGCGCCGCATCGCCGGGTGTCATCGACACCATCGAATACGCCTACCTGGAAGGCCACGAAGGCGTGTTCACCGAAACGAAGCAGGGCTTCGAAGTCGATGGTGTGCAGGTCAAGTGCCGCCACGTCTTCGGCGCCAAGGCCATCGACTTCCGCGGCTTCTTCAAGAACGCCGGCCTGGCGTGATCGGCGCGGGGTGCAGGCATGCCTGCACCCCGTAGTGCTGAACCACTTCCCCTTCTTCTGAGGTCAACCCCATGAACAACGCACATTCCAGCGGCGACACCATCCAGGTTCCCGCGCCGGCCGCCGTCACCAGCGGCGTGCCCTTCATCCTCGGCGCCCTGCTGGCCGTGCCGGTCACCAGCGCCGCATCTGGCGAGCTGGTCGCCGCGCAGATTGAAGGCGCCTTCACCTTCCCGAAGCTGAGCACCGCAGTCATCACCGCCGGTGCAAAGCTGCATTGGGATGCCTCCGCGGGCGAGTTCATCGTCGCAGCCAGCGCCACCGGTGACCTCGAGAACTGCGCCGTCGCCATTGCTGCCGCCGGCAACGGCGTCACCACCCTGGTGGCCAAGCTGTTGCCCGGAGTCGGCGCCATCAAGGTCTGATCCACGCCCACCACCGCACACAGACGCCCGGGTGGCGTGTGCGGTGGTGGGGCTTTCGAATCATTCCCAGGGGGAACACCGTGAGGCTGACCGAGATGGCCACCGAAACGAGCAACAACGTCGCGCCTATCGTCGCCAAGGTTTCCACCTATGGCGGAAGCGCTGGCGCGGTGTTCTTCGGATTGACCGCCAACGAGATGGCGGCCTTGGGGGGCTTGCTGATTGCGGCAGTCGGCCTGCTGGTGTCGCTCTTCTTCCAGATCCGCAACGACCGCCGGAACAACCAGCGGCACCAGCTCGAAATGAAGCGCCTGCAGCGTGAGGTGGATCACCATGTCTGACCGTAGCGACACTTCGCCGGCTCGCATCGCCGTTGCCGGCTTAGCACTCAGCATCGCCGCGTTCGCTGGCTGGGTAGCCAAGGAAGGCGATGGCCCCACGGCCGTTAGCGGCGATGGCCACGAGGTCCACAAGCCGTACATCCCGACCAAGGGAGACGTGCCAACGATCGGCCACGGCTCAACGCGCTACGAAGATGGCACGCCGGTACGGCTTACCGATGCGCCAATCACCCGCGCGCGTGCGCAACAGCTCGCGCGCAACTTGCACAGCGAGGAAGAAGCGCGCTTCAAAGCGTCCATCCCTGGCGTTGCACTCACGCAGGGCGAGTACGATCTGTACATTGACTTCATCGGCCAGTACGGCATCGGCAACTGGCGCAGTAGCTCCATGCGCCGCCGCCTGTTGGAAACCCGCACCGCAACGCCGGCCCAACTGCCGGGCCTGTACCGCGACGCGTGCGACGCTCTGCTGGCGTGGAAGAATCAGGACGGCCGCGATTGCTCGCTCCCGCAGAACTGGGGCCCGAAGGGCTGCAAGGGCGTTTGGACGCGCCAGCAGGAGCGTCACGCCAAGTGCTTGGTCGAGCAGGTGACGCAATGATCACCCGCATCCTCGCCGCCCTGATCCTGATTCTGCTCGCGGCTGTCGTCTGGCAGCGCGGCAGTGTGTCCATCGCCCACCGTGCCGCCGACAACGCCGCCGCAGCCCGGGATCGTGCCGAGGGCCAGCGTGACGCTGCCAAGGTTGAGCTATCCCAGGCGCAGGCCGTCATCACCACCGAGCGCGCCAACGCGGCCAAGGCTAACGCCGTGGCCGCTCAATACGAAAAGGACAAAGCCTATGCGCAAGCCGCTTCTGATCGCCTTGTTGCTGACTTACGCGCTGGCAACCAGCGCCTGCACGACCGCTGGCAAGCGTCCATCGCCACCGGCCAACTGTCCGCAGCCGCCGCAGCCGCCAGCCTCGTTGATGGTGGAGCCGACGACCGGTTCCAAAGTGCGGGCCGAGCTATTGGCGCCGCAGATGCCTGCGACGCACAAGTGAAAGGCCTGCAGGCGTTCGCCCTGCTGTGTAGCGCCGCCCCCGCAACCGGAGGTGCCCGATGAGCCCCATCACTCTGCTGCAGGCATTCGCCGTCGCGCTGCTGCTGGCTGTTCTTTACCTTGAACGCGGCATCGGCCGAGCGTCGAAGGAGTACGGCCAGTGAGCCTGGTGCGCATCGCCGTCGACGCGGACAACATGCTGGGCCGCCAGTTCAGCGAGCTGGAGCGGCAGAACCTGGGCTTCGCGGTGATGCAGGCCTGTAATGCCACTGCGTTCGAGATCCGCCAGAGCTGGGCGCGGTCTGCTGGCCGCATCTTCGACCGGCCCACCACGATGACGCTCCGGGCCGCGCAGTACCGCAAGGCCACGCGGCAGAAGCTGTATGCGGAGATCTACCTGCGCGATGAGGCCAGTAACGGCACCCCGCCGGCCAAGTACCTACAGGCGCAGGTGGATGGTGGCCAGCGCCGCAAGAAGGGATTCGAGGTGCTGCTGCAGCAAAAGGGCGCCATGCCGGCCGGCATGTTCGCTGTTGCCGGCAAGGGGACGCAGCTGGACCGCTTCGGCAACGTCAAGGCGGGGCAAGTGAGCAAGATCCTGTCGCAGCTCGGCGCGCGGCAGGACGGCTACCAGAACGAAACCGATGCCAGCAGGGGGCGCCGTCGCTCCCGCGGCCGGCGCGGCGGCGAGTACTTCGCCCTGCAGCAGAGGCGCGGGCGGCTGGTGCCGGGTGTCTATGAGCGGATCGATACGGGGTTCGGTTCGGCCGTGCGTAGTGTCTTCATCTTCACGCAGGGCGCGCGGTACCGGCCCCGCTACAACATCTTTGCGCTTGCACAGCGCGAGTGGAACCGTCTGATGCCTTTCTTCTTCAACCGCGAGCTGGAGAAGGCAATGCAGTCCTCGAATCGGGGGCGGCGATGAGCCAGAAAGCCTTCCTACGCGCATTCGACCAGGCAGCCATCGGTAGCTTCATGGCCGCCGGCATGGCCGATGCGGCGCAGTACACCGCACCGGCGGCGGGCTCCGTCGCTGTGCCCTGCGAGGTGATGGTCAATCGCGGCACACAGGTGTGGGGTGATGACCCTTCGCCGGTGGCGCTGGGGGAGATCAGCATCGACTTCCAGCGCGACCAGGTGAACCCGGAGCGTGGCGGCGTTGTCGTCGTCGACGGCGACACCTACCGCCTCACCGACAAGCTCAAGGACGACGCATCGCTGGTGCGTTGGCTGGTGGTGCCGCATGGCTGACCTCACGCCCCGCCGCAAGCTTCTCGATGCCTTCGTGCTCAACCTGCAGCGCATCGATGGCACCGGCCCGTATCGCACCACAGTCGGAACGGTGGCCACGCTGGAGCCGGGGCAGCTGGATCCCGAGCGCGTGGAGGACGGCCTGGCCGTCTACATCGACAAGCAGGAGCGCGCAGCCGATCCCGCGCTGCAACGCACCCACCGCCTCACCACGGTGGCCATCGTCGTAAAGCGTAAAGGCGGGGAGGCCGCCGAAGGATCGCTCGACGACGTGCTCGATGACATCGAGCGGGCGATGGATAGCCGGCAACCCACCTGGCCGGCCAGCTTCGGCCAGCCCGTCTACCAGTCGATGGAACCCCTGCGAGCGCCGGCCGGTGCCGACTGGATTGGGGCGCTCATTCGCTACACCTCGAACATCCCCAAGTTGACCCGTTAACCGCCGCCCCGCGGCACCACTGGAGATCCACACAATGAAAGACCACAGCTACTTGGGCAGCGGCAAACTCCTGATCCGCGAGTTCGGCGCCGCCGCACCCTTCGAGGAAGTGGGCAACTGCTCCGCGCTCACGTTCTCGCCGCAGGAAGAAAAAAAGAACCTGGTCGACTACACCAACCCGGGCGGCGGCAACCGCAACGAGGTGGCGCGCCTCACAGGCGTGGAAGCGGCCTACACCTTCCACGATTTTGCCGCGGAGAACTTCGCCCGCGCCCTGCGTTCGTCCGTCACCGCAGTGGCTGCCGGCACCGTCACCGATGAGGACGTGGTGGCGTACAAGGGCGGCTTCACCCCGCTGGCCAAGGTTGCCACCGGCATCACCGCAGTGAAGGGTGCCAGCGGCGCCACCACCTACACCGTCGGCGATGATTACGAGTTCCGCGACGGCGGCATCTTCATCCCGTCCGGCAGCGCCATCGCGGCGCCGGTGGCCGGCGCGGCCAACATCAAGGTCACGTATGCCAACGCCGCGCAGAAGCGCGTGGAAGCGCTCACGCAGTCGGCCAAGCAGTACGAAATGCTGTTCGTCGGCCTGAACGAAGCGCAGAGCGGCAAGCGCGTGCGCGTGCATGCGCACAAGGTCAGCGGCGGCTTGCTGGCCAGCATGGGCCTGATCGGCGAGGACTACGGTGCTGGCGAAGTGACCGGCGGCCTGATGGCCGACACTACCAAGGGCACTGGCCTCTCGCAGTACTTCACGGCCACCCTGGAAGACGTGGCATGACGCCCACCGCAGCCGCGGACATCGACGTGCTGGCTCCGGCCGGCACGTCGGTGGCGTTCGCCGGGAAGCAAGTGGAAATCCTGCCGATCCCCGCCGGGCGTATTCCTTCGCTCATCCGTACCGCGCGGCCGGTGATCCAGGCGCTGATCGCCAACAGCGTGCTCACCGGCGAAGGCGATGAGCTGGATATCAACGTGATGCAGATCGTCGATCTGATGGGCGACCACGGCGAGCAGTTCTTTGAGGCGCTGTCGATCGCGGCCGTTGTGTCCGTCGCTGACGTGGAGGCCGCAAACCTCGATGACGTGGTGCGCCTCACGCAAACCTGCCTGCAGGTCAACCGCGATTTTTTTACGAAGAACGTCGTACCCCTCCTGGCAGGAATGGCATGGCAGCTGCCTGGGGTTGGGCCGACGCCATCCAGCTCCTGATCGAGCAGGGGCACAGCTTCAGCGAGATCAAGCAGTACACGCTCGTCCAACTTCGGGCCTTCACCGAAGCGGCCGAGCGTAGCCGGCGAAGGAGGCTGGCCGATGACGCGGTAACCGCTCGTGCGGCGCAGTACGACAGCAAAGACTTTTCAGCGTATCTCAAAGGGCTCACCGGCTGATGGCTACCAACCCCAATCTGCGTGTACGTATCTCGGCGGACCTGGCTGATATCAAACAGGGCTTGGCGGTGTTGCGCGGCGATCTGAACAAGCTCAAGACCGACGCTGCACGTTCCGGCCCCGATACGCGTGGCTGGGTGAGCGGGCTAAAAGCAGCCCGCGCGCAACTCGTAGGTTTCGTTGCCGCATACGCCTCGCTTCGTTCGCTTGGGGCGCTGGCCAAGGTTTCCGACGAAGCGGCTGGAATCTCCGGGCGCCTGCGCCTGGCGACCAAGAGCCAGGAGGAGTTCAACGCCGCACAGGATGAAACCTTCGATATCGCCCAGCGCACGCAGTCCAGCTGGAAGGCAACGGTTGACCTCTACAACAAGGTTTCCCAGTCTGCGGACCAGGTGGGCCTGAGCCAGCAGAAGCAGCTGGAGCTGACGGAGGCTGTCGCTATGGCGCTGGCCATCTCCGGTAGCACCGGTGAGGAGGCCAGCGGTGTCATGCGCCAGTTCGGGCAGGCACTGGGCAGTGCCCGCGTGCAGGCGGAGGAGTTCAACTCGATCAACGAAGGAGGCCAGCGGATCGTGCAGTCCCTGGCCAAGCAACTCGGCATCGCCAGCGGGCAGGTCAAGGCCTACGTCAATGACGGCAAGGTGAGCAACCGGGATCTGGCGCAGGCGCTGTTGAAGGATCAGGCCGTTCTGCAGGCCGAGTATGAGCGGATGCCGAAGACCATCGGCGGCGCATTCACGCAGATCCGCAACTCGATTGTGCGCTTCATGAACGACCAGAACGAGGCCACCGGCTCCGCCCAGGCGTTCGTTGGCATCCTGCGCGATATCGCCTCCGATCTACCCCAATTCTTCGAGCCCATTCTGGTGTTGATGCAGCAGGTGGCCGCCAACCTGCGCGATACCGAAAGCGCCGCAGATGGCCTTGGCAAAAAGACCAGCTGGCTTGCTGGCTTGGGCGAGTTCCTCGCCAACGTCTTCCGGGTGGTCGCAGCCGCTGGCATCGTGGTGAAGAACGTGGTGGAGATCATCACGGTTGCGCTTACCGCGCTCGGGTCAGTGGGATTCAAGGTGGCCGAAGGGCTGGTGAAGTACGTAGGCGGCGCGTTCCGCAATATCAGCAACAGTTGGCAGGCGCTGAAGGATGGTGGCCCGCTCGCGGCGGTGAAGACCTACGCCGATGGCGTCGGCCAGATCATGGACGACATGACCGCGCAGCGGCAAAGCATGGTCGCTGACTTCAAGATCGCAAGCGACATGATCCGCAGCGACGCCAAGGACCTCACGCGCGGTGTGGCGGCGCTGTTCACCCAGATTGAGGCGACCACCGCCCGGGTGCGCGGCAAGGCCTCCACCGAGGGTGGCGACGGTTCTGGCGGCGGAGGTGGCAAGGGCACCGGCAAGGCCGTTGCCGCGTCCAACGCTCTGCTGCGCGACTCCGTCACCCGGGCGTTGGCCGAGCTTGACCGGCTGTATGCCGAGAACGAAATCGGCATGCGCGAGTACTTCGCCACACGGTTAGAGCTGCAGCAGCAGTCCATCGACCTGCAAATTGCCCAGGCCCAGGCTGAGCTGGCGGTGACCAAGGACGCCGGCAAGCGGCAGAAGCTGGAAGAGCAGATCCTGATCCTGCAGCGCGACCGCGCCGACATCGGCGCCAAGGGCGCACAGGATCAGAAGAAGGCTGAGGACGAACTCGCCAAGTCGCTGGGCGACGTGAAGTTGCGGCTAATGGAGCTGGATGGCAACACCGGCGCCGTCGAGCGGGCAAAGCTTGAGGCCGAGTATCAGCAGCTGTTCAAGCGGCTGGATGCCGACAGCGACACCGCAGGCCGCAAGATGGTGGAGAACCTGATCGACCGGCTGGTATCCAAAGCCAAGGCCGATGAGCTGCGGCAGGCCGGCGAGAACATCGCCAGCGCGCTGCAGGGCAAGGAGGCCAGCATCGGAGCTCAGGTAGCCGGAGGCATGCTCGGCTACAGCGAAGGCGAACGGCAGGTTGCTGCTGCTCGGGCCAAGGCCATCACCGACCTGCAGGCGCTCCGCGTCGCGGCCACCGCCGCGCTTGCGGACATGAAAGAGGGCACGCCTGAGCACACCGCTGTGCTGGCTGGGATTGACGCCATCGATGTGCAGATCGCCAACGTCACGGCCTCGCAGCAGGTGTTCAAGCAGAAGATGGAGGACATCGCCGTGTCCTCCTTCGGCGACTTCCTAGCCGACCTGACCACGGGCGCAAAGAATTTCAAGACCGCGTTCGCCGACATGGTCAAGAGCTTTGTGGCCGGCGTCGCGCGGATGATCGCGCAGGAGCTGGCGCTGCGGGCCATCAAGTCGATGATGGGTTCGTGGGGCGTTGGCGCTGGCGCGGCCGCTGGCGTAGCCCATACCGGCGGCGTAGCAGGGCGCATCTCGGTGAAGCGCCGCGTCAGCCCGCTGCTGTTCGGTGCGGCGCCGCGCTATCACAGCGGCGGCATCGCCGGCCTCAAGCCGGACGAAGTGCCGGCCATCCTGCAAACCGGCGAGCGGGTGCTATCGCGCCGCCAGACGGCCATGTACGACGCCACGGTCGCCGCCGGCTCCAGCGCCGGCCGCGTCACCACGCCCATCGTCGCCATCGGCGATGACGCGGTAGCCAACGCCTTGGCCGGTGCTGCCGGCGAGGACGTGGTGCTCACCCATGTGCGCAACAACTGGGAGGGGTTGGCGCGTGGCTGACCCTGTGCTGTGGCCCTTTGCCGGCGGCGGGGACGTGAGCTGGCAGCCGGAGTGGCTGACCGAAGTGTTGCGCCCCAGCGCCGGCCTGGTGCAGCACCGGCAGCTGCGCGACGAGCCGCGCGTGCGGGTGTCATTCCAGGGTATCTCCACCGGGCAGGCCCGCCGGCTGCTGGAGAATCTGCTGGATCGCAATGGTGCCCGCCGCTGGCATGTTCCGCTCCCGGGCGCTGGCTTCGCGCTGGGTGCGCCGCTGGCCGCCGGTGCTGCCGGTGTGCCGGGCGCCACCGCTGGCACGCTCCTGCGCGCAGGTGGGCGCGCGGCACTGGTGCCGTTGGATCAGCCGCGCCGGGCTGAAGTGTTCACCGTTTCCGATGTGCAGCCCACCGGTATCGTGTTGGCCGGCAACACGCTCCACGCGCATCCTGCCGGCACGCGCGTGCTACCGGTGTTCGAGGGGCGCATGGGCAGCATTCCTGCACTGTCGCGCTTCACTGGCGATGCCGTGCCCTGGGCGGTGGAATTCGAGCTGTCCAAGGCCCTGCCCATTGCTGCCGCGGCCAGCCCGTTGTTGTACCGCACCTTCCCAGTGCTGGACCTGCCATTGGATTGGTCCAGTGACCCGAGCTGGCAGCCGCAGCGTGATGTATTGCGCGAGGACAACGACACCGGCCCGGTGTGGACGACGGACCTGTTGGGCCAGTCTCGGCCGGAGATCAAGCGGCAGTGCACCGCCGTTGGCCTGGCCGAAGTTGCCCTCGTGCTGGGCCAGCTGTGGGCGCTGGCCGGGCGTGCAAACCCGGTGTGGGTGCATACACACGCCCACGACCTGGTGCTGGCCGCCGGCATGAGCGCTGGCAGCACCACGATGGACGTGGAGTGGGCTGGCCTAGGCACGGGGGCGCGCCCGCCCGGCCGCCGCGATCTGCGTATTGCCCTGCGCAACGGCACGGTGCTGCACCGGCGCGTGACCGCCGTGGCCGCGCCCAGCGGCAACGTTGAGCGCCTCACGCTGGATGCTGCACCGGGTACGGACTTCACCCCGGCCGACGTGCTGCAGCTGTCGTGGATGTCGCTGTGCACGCAATCGGCCGACGTGGTCCGCATCAACTGGTGGAAGCATGACGTTGCGCAGATCGAACTGGCGTTTCAGGCGGTGCCCTATGAGCACTGAGGGAGGTCCGCATGTTTGGTGCGCGTGAGATAGCCCGGTTCTTCGGCCAGCCGGTGCACCTGTTCCGGTTCACCCTGGGACCGTTGGTGTGGCGGTTCACCACATCGTCGATGCCGGTAACCCTAGGCGATGAGGTGTTCATTCCCGCAGGTATCTCCCGCAGTGCTGTGCGCGAGACGGCCGAGCGGACGAAAAACCAGCTCACCATCACGATGCCCTACGCGCTGGACCCGGCCGCGCACGACCCGCCGCCCACGCAGGAGTTCGGCAACATCTGGCGGCCGTTTCCGCCGTCCGATCGTGTATTCGTGACGTGCCTTGCGATGCACCGCGGCGATACCGACGCGGCAGTGGAGTGGATGGGCCATGTTGTGCAGCCCGACTTCACCGACACGCAGCTCAAGCTGACGTGCGATCCCACCATCGCCCGGCGCCGCGCCAAGGGCGGTGGCCGGCGCGCGCAGCGCGGTTGCGAGGTGGCGGTGTACTCGGAGGGGCTGGGGCGATGCAACCTGCTGAAGGAAGCCTTCGCAATTCCGGCAACGGCTACGGCAGTGAGCGGGCTTTCCATTACCGCCGCAGAGCTGGCCACCGCGCCGCTCGCGCTTGATGGTGGCTTCGTCGAATGGGCGTTGCCGAACGGGCTGATAGAGCGCCGCACCATCATGTCGCACAGCGGTGCGGTGATCGAGCTGGATTACGGCGCCTTCGCGCTGGCCCCGGCGCTGGCGTTCATCGCATACCCCGGCTGCCCGCATACCTGGGATGCCTGTCTGGCGCGCGGCAACACCGACAACTACGGCGGCTGCCTGCATCTGCCGGTCAAAAATCCATGGAGCGGCAACCCCCCGTGATGACGAAAGAATCCCTCCGCCGCTGGTGGCACATCACGCGCTGGCGCCTGCGCTACCTGTGGCTCGATACGTCCTTCGGCCGCTGGATGCATATCGGGGCGGCCATCCTGATGCTCATCGTCGCCGTGCTGCGGTTGCCGGCAGCACTGGGCGCTGTGCAGTCTGGGCCCGTGCATGCTGAGATCACGCTGTTCACGCAGATAGTGATCATGGTGGTGCTGTCGCTGATCAGCATTGCGCTCACCCCCAAGCAACCGGATGCGGTAGACCAGGTAATCGAAGCGCCGCGGCTGAAGGACGGCGCCGGTGTGCGCATGGTGTTCGGTGAGGTGTGGATCACCGATCCGGACATCATCGGCTGGAAGAAGATGGGCACCAAAACCATCCGCGGCAAGAAGAGCGGATTCAACGGCCGCCCGATCATCGGCTACTGGTACAAGCAGCTGTTCCATTTCCTGCTGTGCCGCGGACCGGTGGACGCGGTGCTTGAGTTCCGTGGCGGCGACAAGACCGCATGGAAAGGCGAGCTCACCGCAACCGGCGAAGTGCAGATCAACCAGCGCGAGCTGTGGGGCGGCCAGGGTACTGGCGGCGAGGGCGGCATCGAAGGCCCGATGCAGTTCCTGTTCGGCGACGCCGCGCAGATGCCCAGCAGCTACCTCGCCAGCGCCCTCGACCCGAAGCAGCCGGCCTACCGCGGCCTGCTCACCGCGCTCTACAAAGGAGGCTTGTGGGGCGCGTTCTCCCCGTACCCGAAAGTCGCATCGTTCAAAGTGCGGCGGATTCTTGAGGGCTGGGAGCGGGAGGATGGGGCGTGGTATCCGGAGGCGGCTGAAATTGCGACGGGCAGCGCGGAAGTTCTATCGCTTGGTCCAACATCTGGTGGTTGGAAGTATCACCGCGGTGACGGCGGGAATGAGATGTCCGGCGTTGACTATGACGATAGCGGGTGGGAAGTTGGCCCTTCTCCGTTTGCGAGCTCAAATGTTGCCACGCATCCTTATGTTGCAGCGGGTGGGTATCCAGCGATTGCAGGGACCGATTGGCCTGCAGGAACAACAATATGGGTTCGGCGTAACTTCGTTGTTGGCAGCATTTCCAGTTTTGAGCTTGAAATTTTCGTCGACAACTTCGCCACTGTATGGGTGAACGGGCAGCTGGTATTGCCACGTGCCGGCACTGGCTCTGGAGCAAGTGCAGACAAATTCAAGCATCCAATTCCTGTGCCCGCATCAATCATCAATGTCGGGGATAACCAGATCACGCTGAAGGCGGAGGATGTTGGGTCATGGGCGTACGCAGCCTTCAAGGTTAAGTCGGTTTCTGGCGCGGGAAAAAGTATGAACCCGGCCCACATCTTGTATCAGAGCATCACCGACAGCTGGATGGGCGCAGAACCGGAAGCAGGCATCAGTGACGCAAGCTTCCGCGCCGCAGCCGACACGCTCTATGCCGAAGGCTTCGGCCTGTGCACCGAGTGGGATTCGACGACGGAATCCGTGGAGCAATTCCAGCAACGCATCTGCGATGTGATCGGCGCCAACCTCTCGCGCAGCCCGGTGGATGGGCTGTGGTATTTGGACCTGATCCGCGGTGGTTACGATCTCGGCACACTCCCTGTGCTCACCGACGACGACATCATCGAGTACAGCGAGCAGCCAGGCACGATCCAGGACGCGGTGAATCAGGTCATCGTCGAATGGCGTGACCCGCAGCGGCGTGAGGACCGCTCGACCGCGCCGGTGCAGTCGCTGGGCGCCATCCAGGCAGCGGGGGCGGTGGTTGGCGAGGTGGCGACGTATCGCGAAATCCCCGAAGAGTCGCTCGCGCTCCGTGTTGCCGGGCGAAACCTGCAATCGAAGTCCCGGCCCTTGCGCCGCAGCTCCATCAAGACCACGCGGATCGCACACGCATGGCGGCCGGGGCAGGTGTTCCGTCTGCAGTCAGCCAAGCGCGGCATTGCCGATATGATGCTGCGCATCGGCGATGCGGACCGCGGCACGCTACGCTCGGGTGCCATTTCGCTGACCGTGCTGCAGGATGTTTTTGGCCTGCCGCAAGCGGTGTATGTATCGCCAGATCCGTCGCCCGCACCCGATGATGACGTGCCGAAGCCGGTCGCCGCATCTGCCGTGCAGGAAGTCCCCTACACGCTGCTGGCCGCGTTGCAGCCGCCCGGCGAACTGGCCGCGCTGCCAGCGGATGCCGGCTATTTGTTCGCGGTAGCCACGCCGGCCGGTGGGGAACTCGATTACAGCCTGCAGGTGGACGGGGGAGCAGGCTACGCAGAGCAGGCCGAATCGGACTGGAGCGCCACCGCCACGAGTGTCGCCTGGGTAGGAAATCTGGACACCGTCATCGGCATCACTGCCGCTCGCGGCCTCGATGATGCGGTGATCGGCGCGATGGTGCTGTGGGGCGATGAAATCTGCCGGCTGGATGCGGTGGACCTGATCGCCAGCACTGTCACCCTGGGGCGTGGCTGCGCGGATACCGTTCCTGCCGCGCACGCCGCCGGCGAGCGGCTGTGGGTGATAGACGACTCCATCGCGCTCGATGCCACGCGCTACACCGACGGGGCAAGCGTTTCGGCAAAGATGCTGCCGCGCACTACTAGCCAGCGGCTTGCTCCCGCTGAGTCGGAAACTACCACCGTCGTTCTCGCTGGGCGCGCAACCAGACCGTATCCACCAGCCGGCGTGACGATTAACGGAGAGATTTCGCCTGCCGAGATATTCGAGACAGTTGATGTGGCCTGGCTGCACCGTGATCGCATCGCATCTGCTGCACATCTCATAGATCAAACCGCTCCAAGTATTGGCCCGGAACCTGGAACGACCTATACGGTTCGTTGGTACTTGGATGGTGCTCTGGTGCACGGAATTTCTGATGTGACAGGTGCATCCGCGAGCTATGCGCCGACATCAGATGGCTTAGTTCGAATCGAGGTGGAGTCGTGGCGGGATGGCGTCGACGGCTGGCAGATGCAGGTCGTCGAATGTGCTTATCGCGTAACTCCTCATATACCTTACGCCGATCAGGGCGGCGACACTTACGCCGATCAGAGCGGCGCTACTTACATTGGATGAGATATGGTCACTAAACGAATCGATGATAACCCGCAGCTCGCCGCCTTGGTGGGCAGTGAGGTAGTGCTTGCCACATCCGTGGCAAGCGGGCTTGATGTTTCAAGTACCCCGGTTGCGGCGGGTACAGATGTGAAGATTCCCGTGATTCAATTGCTTGGAATCGAAGTGCGAGCTGTGACAGTGAGTGCTGGTACAGCTGCCATAGATCTGGGTGCTGGCCTATCGCGGAACTTCACACTGGCCCTAACGGCGAACGCCACACTAGCCGTGTCCAATCTTGCGGCGGCCGGCCGAGTGACCGAGTTCGAGTGTCAGATCACGCAGGACGCCACTGGCAGCCGGACGCTTGCGCTACCCGCGTCGTTCAAGGCGCTGGGTGGCTCCGACACAACCATATCGGCCGCCGCGAATTCGGTCACGATCCTCTCGGCCAAGACCTTCGACAATGGCACCACATGGCGCTATGCCATGCAGGAGAGTGCGTAGTGTTACGGCGGTTGATGATTGCGGGAAGTGCAAACCCTTCTCCCGCCTCGCGCTACTGGCGCGTGTTGCTGCTTAGTACTGCAGATGCATCGTGGTACTCCAATCAAGAGATCGAGTTTCGGGCCTCGCCCGGGGGAGCCGATCTGACATCTCCGGCGCTTGCTGTCGCCCGGGCCTTTTCGAATGCCTATTACGACGTCGCATCTCCTGATAAGGCTTTTGATGGCGGCATGACGGATGTTGTGTACAACGCATGGGTTGTAAGTAAAACGCTTCTGCCTCCAACGTTCATAGGCTGGGACTTTGGCGGACCTGCGGTGGTGAGGGAAATGGCGTGGCTACCGCAGGCGCGCTCCGATCTTGTGGCGAGATCTCCATCCAGCTTCAAAATTCAGAGGTCTGACGACAAGGTGACCTGGGTCGATGTCGCGACATTCTCGGGCATTTCTGGCTGGGTACCCGGAACGTGGAAGGTGTTTTCTTGGTGATGCCTCAAACCATCCCCTGCAGGCTCCCCTCCGGCTGCACCCCGAGCTTCACTAGCCAAGTGGCCACCAGCTCAATGATGGCTGTCTCGTCTTCGGGGTACTGGTCGATCAGCCGTTCTTCGACCTTATCGCAGGCCTCCCAAAAGGTCCCGGACTCACCATGCTCCTGGAGGGCGTGCCGGATTTCATTGAACGCCAGCTCGTAGTCCGATAGCTGCTCACTCATGCTCCGGCCCTCGTTCCAGCATGCCGCACTCCCAGATGATCTCCTCGACCCGGTTGTGGAAGTAGGTCAGGTCCTTAGGGGCGACCAGCTATTCGATGACTTCGGCCTCGCCGGCGACGGCATCGACTTGGTCCTTGGGCGCGTAGTCCCGGGCAATTCGAGCCGCCTTGACGCGTAGGCCATGGAGTTGGTCGTCCAGCTCTTCTCGGGTGATGGCGTTCATGGACAAATTCTAGGCCCGGTGGGCGTTATGCTCTGGTCAAACGGAGGTGACGCGTGTGCTATTCAGCTCAGATCGAAGCCGACTACAAGAAGTTCGTCCGTGAGTTCGGCGCGGTGGTGGACTTGGAGGTGTTCACGCAGCTATGGCTGCGCGACAACAACAAGACCCGCCGGCCGAAGACGCCCAGGGCGCTGGATCTGTCGTTCCTCCGGCCCGGTGACTCAAGCGTGGCCACCATCGCCGCCGAGATTCGGGAATGGGACAACGAGGAAGTCGCACAGCTTGAGACGGAGCTGACCAAGCAGACCGAGCGCCTGGCCGCCGCCGAGCAAAAGCTGGCCACCAAGCCCACGAAGACCGCGGCGAATGAGCAGCGGATCGCAGGCAACAAGATCGAGCAGATCAAGCGCAGGATCGCCGACCTGAAGCGGGCGAACCTGGAGGCCAGGGATTCCCGCATGTTCCCCGGCTACTACTGCCCGGTGCTGGTCAGCGAGGGCGGCAAGCTGGTCGTGAAGCCGATGCGCTACCAGTGCCGGCCGGCTGGAAAGCCCGCGTCCTACGACGAGAAGTACCCGGGCACCTACAACGCCCGCCGTGACAACCTCGAAGGGTTCTGGAAGGGCGAGTTCGGCCACACGCACGGACTGCTGCTGGTCGACACCTTCTACGAGAACGTGGAAGGCGAGGACGGTAAGAACAGGGTGGTCCAGTTCACGCCCCGCAACGGTGAGCTGATGCTGGTGGCGTGCTTGTGGTCGCACTGGACCGACCCGAAGGAAAAGGAGCCGGACCTGCTCAGCTTTGCGGCGATCACTGACGAACCCGAGCCGGAGGTGGCCGCCGCCGGCCACGACCGGACGATCATCAACATCAAGCCCGAGCACGTCGAAGCCTGGCTCAATCCAGATCCCGCGAACCTGCAGGCGCTGTACAACATCTTCGACGACAAGCGGCATCCGTTCTATGAGCACAAGGTTGCGGCCTGA